AGCAGATGGCAAGTAAACCTAGAGGACGACCCACGCTATATACCGACGAGCTCGCTGCGGAGATATGCAGACGCATCGTAGAGGGGGAGTCACTCACCCGTATATGCAAGGATGACGATATGCCGAATGTGTCGTCGGTATACCTGTGGATCATCAAGAACAAAGATTTTTCCCATATGTACGCATGCGCACGAGAGGATCAGGCTGACACGTACTCTGATCAGATCGTCGACATCGGGGAGGAGATCCCCATGATGGTCATTACGGACGAGGACGGCAAGGTCACTAAGCGGATCGATCCTGCTGGCGTAAATCGCAACAGGCTGCGGGTGGATGCCCGTAAGTGGGTGGCGGCTAAGCTCAAGCCACGCAAGTATGGCGACCGTCAGATCTTGGCGGGTGACAAGGATGCGCCTGTGGAGATCAAGCACTCCAACATCTTGGACGAGACGATCCTGAACCTTGAGCGCAAGCTGCAGCTCCAGAATGAAGAAGAGTAGTGGCAACGTTGCCAGTACGGTGTCGACAACGATCGAGCTACTGAAGAGCCCAGACTTCCGCAAGGAGTACGACTCCGCCCCCACAGATCAGAAGATTGCGTTCGACTGGCGGCTCAAGTGGCTCTCGGCTGCGCATAAGCATCAGATACTTCCCTCAGGGGATTGGTGGTCGATCTGGCTATTACTGGCTGGTCGTGGTGCAGGTAAGACACGTGTGGCTGCGGAACAGATCGGATGGTGGGCATGGACGACACCTAATAGCAGGTGGCTGGTCTCCGCCCCCACCTCGGCTGACGTCAGGTCTACGTGCTTTGAGGGTGACTCAGGGCTGCTGAATGTTATCCCTCCTGCGCTGATCAAGGACTACAACAAGTCGTACCACGAGATCAAGCTGATCAATGGCTCGCTGATTAAGGGCGTGCCGAGCTCCGAGCCTGAGCGATTCAGGGGCGGACAGTATCATGGCGCTTGGCTCGACGAGCTGGCGGCTTGGGAGTACCTCCGAGAGGCGTGGGACATGATCATGTTCTCTGTGCGTTTGGGAGATCAGACACGTATCTTGGCGACCACCACCCCTAAGCCGAAGGAGCTCATCATGGAGCTCATCGAGCGTGATGGGGACAACGTGGTGGTGACGACAGCCTCGACCTACTCAAACATCGATAACCTAGCGCCATCATTCAGGGAGCAGATTCTCAGCTATGAAGGGACGAAAATTGGTAGGCAAGAAATTTATGCTGAGATCATCGATCCAGAGGAAGGCGGGATCGTCAACCGTGACTGGTTTAGACTTTGGCCCGCAGAGAGGGAGTTCCCTCAGTTTGAGTACGTCCTACAGAGCTATGATACTGCGTACACCGAGCGCACGACTGGTGATCCGACTGCGTGCTCGGTCTGGGGGATATTCAAGCCGCTAGATCGCCCCCTGTGTGCGATGCTGCTGGACTGCTGGTCAGAGCATCTGGCTTATCCTGACCTCAAGCCTAAGCTGCTGGAGGATTACACAGCGGTGTACGGAGAGCCGGGCAAACGAGTCGACCTCGTGCTGATCGAGGAGAAGGCGTCAGGTCAGTCGCTGATCCAAGATCTGGGGCGTGCTCATGTGCAGGTGAGGGGCTATAACCCCGGCAAGTTGGACAAGGTGCAGCGTGTCCACCTGATCTCCAACATCATCGCCGCTGGTCGGGTGTACCTGCCTGAGTCTACGAAGAAGAAGGGCTACGTTCGGGACTGGGCTGAGCCCTTCGTGCAGCAGGTCTGCTCCTTCCCTGAGACCAGCCACGACGACTACGTCGACACGATGAGTCAGGCGCTCAGATATCTGCGGGATGCAGGATTCTTGGATATTGACCCTGCGCCGCATTACGACGATAATGACTACGTTGACGATTCACGCATCAAGCGTGAGAACCCATATGCGGCGTGATGATCATGGCTAAAACCCCACCCTTAAAACAAGCGCCAAAGGTCAAGCCGTCTCGTCCGACTTACGTACCAGATCCATCGCCATTGAGTGAGGCGGGTAAAAGACTTAGGCTTGGTGAGCAGCAAGGCAAAATCTACGACATCGCCATGTCGAAGTATCTCAGTAACGAACGATTGAGCGCAGCCGAAACAGCGGCGCTTGGTTTGAATCATCCTGCTGGGGGCGGAGTCAATCTCTCTAAGCTGCCATCGGAATACACGGCTGAGTACGACATGTTTCGCCAGCTCAAGCCAAGAAAGATCATTACACCTGAGTCGATGCTTGGTGGGGCAAGCGTCCCATTGGTTGGCGACTCTGCGGATGCGGGAAGGCGACTGATTAGTGTCAATGGCATTCCATTAAGCGAGGACATCAATCTACAAGGTGGCTCTCGATTCGGTCGTGACAATCCAGATATCTGGTCTTCTGGTCAAGGTGTCGTCACGGTACTGGACAATCAGGTAGAAAGAGCTTTAGAGGGCGTGGACAAGGTGTACGGACCGCACGTATCGATGTCTGGCACTGGTGGCGACTTCAACACGATGACCACCAAGACTTTGCTAAACCTGTTTGATCCTGCAGATATATCTGAAGAGTCAGCCATTCTCTTTGATGATCGCATCAAAAAGACACCGAAGAAAAATAAGACAACGGGTGAGGTCACATATCCGTTCGCAGACTTTGTTGGTATACATCACCCTGAGCTGCGTCAGCAGTTGTTGTCTAAAGAAGAAGGTACGGGCAATCTCCGTAAGGCTTTTGTCGAGACGATGAACAAAGCTGAGTTTCAGAAGCTAGGATTCCCTGAGCCTGCTGCAGCTAGGTTTGCGACCAGTGATCGTATTCTGTTAGACAAGCCAATCGGTAGCACTGGATATGAGATCATGCAGTTCGCTCCTAAAGATCGAGTTGTAAAAGATCCTGCTGTCCCACACGAAACATATCCTGTGAATCTGAGAGGTGAATACGCTGGCTCGCTTGCGGATACAGTTCCCGCTGAGGTCTACTTCAAGGATTACTACGAGGGCAGACGCTTGATGGGTTCGCCAAAGTCGTCAGATACCAGAGCCTTCACAATGTCATCCCCGATCCAGTACCACGATCAGGCATGGCTAGACAACATCATGGGGTTCATCACAGCACGTGATGCCAAGATCAAAGCTGGTGAGTACGCTGAAGGCGGCATGGTCGAGACCCCAGCGCAAGAGGCGATTGCGGACACGGTGCGCAACCCGAACGCCGCACGCATGCTGGAGATGGATCTGGCTAACTTGGCGGTGATGAATCAGCCACAACGCATGGCGGAAGGTGGAGAGGTCAGCCCACGCCTGTTCTATGAGAAGCGCCAGAAGCTACCTGATGGCGTAGTAGCTGAAACAGGTCAAGCCGACGGCGTGTATCAAGACCCGACAGTAGCGAGCGAGACTGAGCGCATGTTCGGCATGAAGCCTCGTGAGGATCGTCTGTCAATCCTGCCACGCTACAGCCGTGAGGAAGGATTGATCGCCCCCCAGTTTATCTATGACGCAGCCAAGGCGATCACCGCCCCATCAGTTGCGGCAAGAGGCTACGAGGTCTCCCCAGACGAGGCGCTTAACCTAGCGCTGAACGTAGCAGGCGGTGGATTCGGCGCAAGCACTGCGATGCGCAACCCGACAGGCAAGGGCGGCAAAGACTTGGGTATGTTCGTTGGGCAGAAGTCCAACACTTGGGACATGGACAAGTACGACATGGCGCTCAAGATGGACAGAGCAGGGATTGATCCTGCGGAGATCAACCGCTACACGGGCTACTACAAGAACCCAGCGAGTAACGTGTGGTCGCAAGAGGTATCTGACGCATCAGCCAAGCTAGTCGGAAAGTTGCCAGAGGTAGTGGGCGACACCGTCCCGCTTGGCAGCGTCGTGCGCCACGAGAACTTGTTTTATGCATATCCAGATATGAAAAACATCCCAGTTACTCGTGAGGCTGGAGCGGGTGCGTCGTATTATCCTGACACAAACTCCATATCGATCGGCACAGACATTAAGGATCCGCTGAATCAGCTAAAGGCGTTGATCCATGAGGCTCAGCATTCAATACAGAAAAAAGAGCACTTCCCTCGTGGCACGAATAAGTCAGAGATGGAAGGGTTCATTACTCCAGAGATGGCAAAGATCAACGAGCGTTTGGGTGATTTGTTCTACGCCGATAAGCGTGACCCAAAGGACGCAAAAGAGTTTAATGAGCTGACGAAGAAGCTCCGTGAGCTGAAGAAGAAACATAAATCAGATGCGTATGAGACGTACATGCGCTCTGAGGGAGAGGCGCAGGCTCGTGCGGCTGAAGAGCGTATGCTGTTCTCTGAGAAGCAGCGTCGTGAGACTGTACCGACGGCGAGCTTTGACAGACCTATGTCGCAGTTGCACCAGTTGTACGCCAATGGTGGTACGGTCAGAATGTCACCCGAAGAGATGCGCATTGAGATGATGGAGAGCAGGTATGGCAAGTCCTAAGATACCGAAGGTCAAGTCACCCGCCGAAATGAAGATGGAGATGGCGGTCGGTCGTGCGAGAGACGTATTGCCCAAGGCTGAGCGTGAGATCAATTTGGGAAACATGCTGAGAGAGAGTGCCGTCAAAGAGCGCATGTATCATGCTAGCCCTCACTACTATGATGATGACATGGGCTACATAAAAACAGCTCCTGATGAAGGCATCTCAAGTTTTAAGCTACCAGAAGATTTAAAAAAAATGGGTTCGGAAACAGATCCGACAGCAAATGCATTATTCATGACTCCAAGCTATGAATTTGCAAACAAATTTTCTGGAACGAATATCCCAGATCCACTCGCAAGACCTGCAATATACCCAATGTATGTTCAGGCAAAGAACCCATTCGATTATGAAAACCCAAAGCACATTGAAAATCTAAGGTCATATTTAATTGAGCATCGACCAAATGATATTGATGACGATGCAATAGTTGAGTACATAAAACATTTAGGCAACCCAAAGACTGAAAGTAACTGGACGTCAATTGAAAACCCAGAGATCCAAGAGTCAATCAAAGAGCTTGGGCATGATTCTTTTTACGCCAAAGAAAAAGGTGTGAAGAACCTTGGTGTGTATAACCCCAATGCAGTCAAGTCCGCCATCGGCAACCGTGGCACATACGACACTAGCGATCCTGACATCACGAAGGCACATGGCGGCATCGTCAAGATGTCTAAAGGTGGTCTAAAGCCCGTCAAAGCCCCCAAGGTCTCTGCGTCAAAAGTTGAATCGCCTACTGTAATGAAACGCAGCGACGTATCAGATCTGTTCAGGCTGATCAACGAAAGAGAGGGATCATATGGCGCAAAGCGTGTAGAGCGTGCGGCTGACGAGATACCAAACCTTGAGAAGCTGTACACGCTTGATGCATTGCGCAGCGCCTTCAGTGGTGATAACGCCCGTGCATTGATGACGCTCAAGCCTGCGGACTTTGAGAAGTATGCAGCGCCGTTGCTCACAAATCTATCGCAACAGAGCAATGACAATATTGCGAACCTCAAAGCAATTCAGAATGTTGGTGGGTTCTCCGATGTTCCTTTTTTCCTAGTCAACAAGGAGCTGGCTGGATCAACTGGCTTGCCTTGGATTACAGGACATGAGGGTCGCCATCGCAATAGAGCAATGGATGAGGCTGGCGTACAGGCTGGGCTAGTTCAATTCTTACCAAGGGCAGAGTTGCGTGAGCCATTCCCTCGGAAGTCGCAAGAGCAATACATTGACGCTATCAGAAAAGAAATGGCACTGAGCGGCAACAAAGTTAAGCCAGAAAAGTATTACCTGAATGAAAATGATGAAAAGTCATTTCAACGCCCAACGATCGATCTGCCCGACCTGTACGCCGATGGCGGCGCAGTCAAGATGAAGGACGGCGGCGATCCTGAGCGTGAGTTCTATGACCAGTTGCGTGAGGGTTTTAGCGTCTACAACAAGCCGACTTATGGCAATGAGATACCGAGTACGCCCACGATCGATCAGCAGCGCTATGAGCTGAGCCGACAAGGACAGAGAGAGGCAGAGAACCGTGCTCGCACGACGAGAGACAACCTGACGGCGATGGATCCATCTGGCACGTTGGGCATTGTCGATGCGCTCAAGACGGTAGGCAAGGCTGTGGTTGCGCCGATCGCTTACGTCGGTGGTAACGCCTTCGACTGGTTGCAGACTGGCAAGGTTGATCCCGCCAAGAGCAAGGCACGGGGCGAGAGGCTTGAGAGCTGGATGCAGCCCAAGACAGAAGAGGGCGGAGAGATCCTTGAGGAAATCAGCAAGGTCGGTCCAGCCCTGACTGGCTCAGAGATGGGCTTCGGCATGCACCCCAACCTGTGGGCGAGCGGCATCGGGCTGACCACGCCTAAACAGACAGCGGCGGGATTGCGCTTGGGGGCGGAGCGTGTTGCACCCTTTGCGAAAGACGTCGGTGAGATGGCGAGCGAGATGTACATGAGGGGCGATATACCCGGCATGGTCTCGCCCAACGCCTACGTCATCAAGCCCAAAGGTGGGAATTGGATTGATGGCGGCATTGACAGAGCGGTTGATCCGCTTAAAGTTCGACTCAACGATCAAATGATCAGCGGTGAAATGATCAATGAGATGGCTGGTGAAGACCTCTGGTCAAAGATTGTCAGTGAAGGAAAGCAAGGATCTTCACGTAATTGGCTGTACTCTAACCGCCCTGATGTGTTTGACAAGATATACGGTCGTGAGAGCATACCTATAAACAATTGGATAGACACCAAGCTCAAGAAGTACGTCAAGAATGAGATGGGTACGCCAGAGGATCCATTACGGAAATTGGCTGACCAAGGAAAGCTACATACAAACCCAGACGAATTGCCTCGCACAATGGTAGACGAGTTTACTGACGTTAGCCCAACTGGTCATCTAGGTGAAAGACGCACCGTGGCTGGTTTTCCAGCTAAGAGTTATGCTGAGACACTAGAGGGTAAAAACTGGGAAGCCTCTGCTGACTCAGCTATACAAAGTAGAAAAGCTGCCGAATTGTTAGACCTAGCAAATTCTGAAAAATCGTTTAACACTATAAAAGAACTAGTGGCTGAAAACCCTTGGCTGAGTAAAGTAGACCCAAATACAAATATTTACAAACTTTCACCTAGTACGTTTGCAGATCTAAACTTTTCACACGTTGTGGACGAGTTAAAGAACTCAATGCGGATTGACTCCGACCTTCCAGAGAAGTTGCGGATTAATCCGACCAAGCTCGAAAAGATGACCGTGCCTCAGGTGGTGGAGCGTGTGTCGGAGATCAACAAGTGGCGTGCTGAGAATCAAGCAGCCGCCAACGAAAAGCTCGCTAACAACGCAGCCACACAACTGGTCAAGGATTATCCTGATCAGGGCTTCAAGTGGATGGAACTGCGCAAGCCAGAGGATTTAACAGAGTTGCCTGAGGGTTTTACTGTAGAGCCATACAAGTCAGAGTATTCAGAGGGCGTAAAAATCCTCAGACCAGATGGCACACAAGCATCTGCGGGTGACACTGTTGATCAAGCTCTGAAAAACATGAGTGAAACAATGCTAGATGACGCCCTCAAGTACGAGGGTGACACAATGGGTCACTGTGTCGGCAGTTACTGCTCAGATGTAATATCGGGTGAGACCCGCATCTACTCCCTGCGTGACTCAAAGGGTGAGCCGCATGTGACGATTGAGGTGCAGCCTAAGCAAATAAAGACATGGGATGATGTGACCAAAGCGGTAGGCTCTGACGAAGCCTCAAAATTGTGGAATGAGTTCAACGATATTGGCGCTAACAATATGTCAGATGTTGAAGCTGGCTTTCAGATGTTTATGAAAAATAAAGGGGTTGAGCTTCCCCCTGAGATTATCCAAGTTAAAGGCAAAGGTAACGCCAAGCCAAAAGATGCATACCTTCCGTTTGTGCAGGACTTTGTAAAGAGCGGAAAATGGTCAGCGATCAACGACTTTAAAAACACTGGCTTAGTCCATGCGGGTCTCACCGGAAAGTTGATGACTCCTGCTGAGCACGCTGACTGGCTGGCTAGTCAGAGAAATGCACCGCCAGATGGCATGAAACGTGGTGGTAAAGTACAATTCGCTAAATCGCTTGACGCAATGCGCCACGAATTAACAAAGGCTAAATAATGGCTACAGAATTTCCTATCCCTCAAGACTACAACCGATTCGTCGCCCCCAACGCACTTGGCGACAGCGAGTTTGCCGACACAGCAGAGGTCAATCTGTTCGATCAGGCTGATGTCGAGGAGCAGGACGACGGCTCAGCGATTGTCCGCATGGATGAGGACTTACTGAGCCCTGACGAGTCCCCAGACTTCTACGAGAACCTTGCGGAAGTCATCGACTCCTATGAGCTCGACGGTATTGCAATGAAGTATCTTGAGCTGGTAGAGAAGGACAAGTCAGCCCGTGAGGGTCGTGACAAGCAGTACGAAGAAGGATTACGTCGGACTGGGCTAGGACAGGACGCACCGGGCGGAGCCTCCTTCATGGGCGCATCTAAGGTCGTCCACCCCATCATGGCTGAGGGCTGCGTTGACTTCGCAGCTCGTGCAATCAAGGAGTTGTTCCCCTCGGACGGTCCCGTTCGCACCAAGATCGTCGGTGAGGTGACAGAGCAAAAGACTGCCCTTGCCGAGCGCAAGCGTGACTACCTAAACTATCAGCTAACTGAACAGATGGAAGAGTACCGTGACGAGGAGGAGCAGTTGCTTACTCAGTTGCCATTGGGCGGCTCACAGTACATGAAGATTTGGTACGACGAGGGCAAGAGACGCCCATGCGCTGAGTTCTTGCCGATTGATAATGTCTACTTGCCGTTTGCTGCAGCGAACTTCTACACTGCGAGCCGTGTGACTGAGGTCAACGACATCACGCAGGAAGACTTTGACGCTCGTGTCTCCACTGGTCTATACATGGATCTCGACGTCTATCGTGCAAGCCAAGAGCCAGAAGAGTCTAAGCCTGAGAAGGCAAACAACCAGATCGAGGGACGCAAGAGCGAG